TCGTATCACCATTAGATACGTGCAGTGCTTTATTTATATCTGTCGCTTGTGCGTTTTGCGAATGAGAACGAATACCAGTAGCGCCGGCGTCAACAACGTGTAACTTATTCTGCGGATCGTCCGTCCCGATGCCGAACTTACCACTACCGGTAGCTTTAGTAATCAGATTATTATTAGACCAGTGTTCAATACTTCCACCAGAGTCAAGGCGGAGGCCACATTGCTTACCCTTTAGAGTTGCATCGTCATCAGCGACAGACAAACTGGCACTTGCGGCCAGAATCCATTGAGCACCACTATTACTAGTGGAGTTACCTAGGTTAATGATTGCACCACGCCCTCCACTAGTGGCTCCGTCTGCCGTGTTACCACGTGGTGTGCTGAATAAAATACCAGAATTTCCGTAATTTACACCGTCTCTATTGGTGGTAACTGAAATAGTGGAATTGTCACTTTCTAAGTCAAGGAGAGTGGCAGGACTGCTCGTCCCGATACCGACATTGCCGACATACGGATTCATGCAAATATTGTAGGCGGTTCCTGCGCCTGAACCTTGAAGAACGGGAGTTCCATTTGCTTGACCAATAGATAATGCAGCCGTGCCTGATGTAAATCTAATGTCAAAATCAGAACTATCTGGATTAGCTACAGGGTCGTAATTTTGACTCCCCAATACGTCTAGCTTTGTATTTGGGGTGTCCGTCCCGATGCCGACGTTTCCGTCGCTGTCGATGCGCATCCGCTCGGTATTGTCAACAGCAAACACAATGGCGCTGTCTGCTTTTGCATTACCTTTGTCGGCATTAAATTTTAAGTTTGCGGCATTTCCATCAATTTCAGAATAACCATCAACAGTGTCAGTAAGCCTGATATTGGGTGCTGTAGATGCTAGATCCAACAGTTGCTGCGGATCGCTCGTACCGATGCCGACACTGCCTCCGACAGGATTTAACGTAATATCTCTAGCAGTGTTATCACTTTTTCTTGATTGCAAGTAGAATGAAAACGGACTATTTGAATCTCTTCCAATCGAAAGCTGAGCTGTGCTAGTACCTAATACAGCTATACTTTCACTATCAAATACGAGAGAAGGGGCAGAGCTGACACTTTTAACCTCCAACTTCGCCTGCGGATTCGTCGCCCCGATGCCGACGTTGGCGTCAAAGTTTACGACACCCGTGAACTCGCCACCAGTAGCGGGTACAGCACCCACGTCAGAGGCACCAAGTACAACGGTACCCGTCTGGCCGTTGACGCTGTTAACATCGCCACCAGGAGTAGCAATCTGCTGCCAGCTAGCCAGGTCACTGGGCGGCTCAGCTACGATGACATAGCTAAAGCCTTCGTCGCTTCGGAAGCACCAGTCGCCTAGTTGTCCTTGCAGAGCAAGCATTTCAGATTCACTGGCCACGTCACCCAGGAATTCCGTAATAGCAATAGACGGGATCTGACTGGTAGGAATTACACCGTCAACCAGATCAGCCTTGGCGTCAAGCTGTGTCTGAGTGGCCGCAGAAACGGGCTTATCGATGTCAGAAGTGTTGTCAACACTGTCCAGTCCAACATCAGTCTTGTTAAGCGTTACGTCGCCAGTTTTCCCAGCAACAGAATCAACAGTATTGACTTGCGCTCCTTCTTCGATGGCAGCAAGCTTACTAAGCTCCGCCGCTGTTGCAAATTTATTGGCAGTTCCTGAATCGTCAATATCATCTGCGTCAAGGACGACATCACCCGTCTGCCCGTTGACAGAGGTAACTGCATCCTCGGATGTGATCTGTACCAGCTGACCGTTTTGCTTTACATAGGCAGCAGCCTGATCCGTGGCAAGTACAATTTCGCCCTCGTAAATGTCATCAATAGAAGCCAGCAGGTTGGCATAAGACCCCCTGCCGATGACAATTTTAGTTCGTGGGTTAGGAGTCGCCATAGTCCTTTATCGGTCCTGCTAGGCTTCCTATGAGTCGAAATCGCCGCCGTTAAGATATAGGTCTTCGCCTGTACTGCTTCCGTCGTCAAAATTGCCAGCATCCAGGTCTACATACGCGCCGTAGCTTACACCAGTATCGAAATTGCCGCCCTCTGCGGCAAGAGCATAGCGAGCCAACAGGCTGATGTCCTGGTTCACCCATTGCTCGCCAGACCTGACGTAAAACCGACCGTCATTAGGAGCCTCTGGTATGTCTCCTGTTCCTCCGGCGGCAACAAGCACCCCTCCTTCTTTTACATATAAAAGGTCTTGATCCGTAGCGTAGCAAATTTCTCCCTCAGCAATATCGGCAACACCAGCCAGAAGGTTGCTATACAACCCCCTCAGAGGGCGAATTTTGTATCTGTTAGAAGGGATTGGCATGGCCTAGTGTTCCTTAAGAGAAGTTACCGCCGTCGAGGGTGTTGAAGTTAATGGCATTGGTAGTGCCGTCAGTGAAGTTACCACCATCGTAAGGGTTAGAATTAGATGCGTTACTGGTGCCATCTGTAAAGTTGCCGCCATCCGCGAGATTACTGGTCTTGACGCCGAGTTCATCCAAGGCATTAATGAGGTTAACCCAGGTGCCATTCTGACGAACGTAGAAATTGCCATCCATTGGCGCTTCTTCCACGTCTCCCGTACCGGTCTCTACTACCTGCCAGCTTGCATCCTGCCTGGCATACTGCTGACCGTCGACTGGGGCCTCTTCAATTCCACCCTCGTTACAGTCAACACCGTCAGAGCTTCCGTTGTCGGCGTTACCGCCGTCGAGATTGCCATCACACTGGCCCCCATCTCCACCTCCACCTCCACCGGTAGACGTAATAATAATTTGCTGAGGATACGTGTTGGGATTCGTGGTGATCTGAATACCATTGCCGGCCACAAACTCGACTGGCTCTTCGCCCTCGGGAATCAAGGTAGGCTGGTCGTCAACATACCAGGGAGCGAAGGCCGATCCAAGGTTTACAAGAGCCTCTCCCTCTCCCAGATCCGTAACACTAAAGCCATTGTTTGTGTTGAAGCTAAGGGTGTTGATGCTGTAAGCAGTGTTCTGGGGTTCGCCAGTGGCTCCAGCCCGTTCCTGAACTTTGAGGGAACCTCCGGGGGAGTCCCCGCTTTCAATCTCAACCCACTGACCGGTATCACCGTCAACATAATAAACGAAAAAAGCGCCGGTATCCGACTTCCACCAGGTATCACCATCCTGCAGCGGCCCTTTGCCGTCTTCTCTCTCGGTCGGAGGAGTGTCAGACGTAATAGTGTCCGAGTTGACCTGACCACCGCCACTGCCTCCACCACCTGACCTACCGCCTCCCATGTAGGTTGTCGTCTGGCGAACGTAAAGATTAGTCCACTGCTTGCCATCCCAGGTCAAAACCTGCCCAGGCAGAAGATTGATTCCCTGGGCTACGTCGTTCAGGTCAAACAGACTAACCTCTGTTGCGTCGAGATCTTTTCCGTCTCTACCATCCTTGCCATCACGCCCGGCAGGACCTTGCAGACCGTCTGCCCCGTCCTTTCCGTCACGTCCATCACGAACATCCTTCAAGGTGCCTTCTACACGCTCTGAGAGGCCTCTGAAGCCCTCCTGGTATACAGCCCTCTCCTCAGCTAGCTTCTCTAGTTGTTTTTCAGCCTCTGTCTTAATTACAGTCTTATCAGAAGCAAAGTCCGTTGTCGAATAGTGGTCTCCCTGAAAATCAAACCCTGGCAGCAGGGTAGTCATTGCATTCAGGACGTACTCGCCCATCCCGCTATTGTCTTGTACCCAGATTTTCCAGGTTGCCTGAAACTCATCAATCGTAGGGTATTTGTCAACGTAAATATATACAACATCGTCAGCACCAAACCCAGCCCGATCGTTTACAACAGCTAGCTTCGCCTCCTGGCGGATGATAGCATCAGCGCCGAGAACCCTAAGAATGTCGGCACTGGAAAGGATCATGTCCGCGTTTTATCTCCCGCTAGTTTTCCGATAGGCATAATATGGGCGACGTCGCAAACTTTATCGTGGAAATTGCAGCTCTAATCGGCTTGATTCTGTTCCTTGCATCAGAGATCATCCCCCACACCCCTCTTAAAGGCAACGGTGTGCTCGAAGCAATCATTGAAGCTGGCATGAAGGCTTTCCCTAAGCCCGAAACCGACGAAGAATGATGCGTAAGCTGACTCCCACAGAAGTCTTTATGGCCTTTTGCGTAGAGGTTGTTAGACAGCTGTGGGATCGCGGCCTGTATCGCCAGAACAAATACGCACAAATGTGCCACGACCAGTGGTTTGAGGTGTGGACTATCTGGCGAACAGGTAAAACAATGAAAGACGTAGACCGTCAGATCGAAGAGATGTTCTACGAGCCGGAGATCGAGCCACCGGTATACTACGAGGAACAAAATGGCGAGACCCCACTGGGTGGGGTAATGGGTATCAGGAATGAATTCACAGATCACGACGCTTGAAGCTTGCCAGGTACTGTTCAGAGGGCAGAGCAATGTTAAGGTCATGGCTAATCGGCTGGGTATTACACTCCAGCAAATGCAGGATGTCTTTCGGTTATACTGTGAGAACAACCCTGTAGACGAAAACGTCTGGAAGGGTGACATCGAAATCTCTTGGCCATGGGCGTAAAGTACGAAACTGACTGGCGTGACCAGTGTCGACACTTCTCCAATCTAGCCTTTGTTGGCTCTTACCTGTTTTTTGAGCGAGGGTCAGTTGTCCCCGGGGCATGCTGCACCCTTGTAGGAGAAATGCTCCTTGCCCCCAGTGCATTGAAGCAAAGGGCTTGGAGCACGGTAGCGCTTGGTAGCTTGTTCTTCGTACTAGCCGTCGGAACGATTAGCCGATCACTTCTTTGATTTTTTCTTGGCTCCCTTCGCGGGGGCCTTTTTCTTTGTGGGACGACCACGCTTGGACCCGTAGGTCCCTTTTCCTGAAGGCATTTTCTTAGTAGCTTGTGCTATTGAGAGAGGTAACGGCATAGTCTTCCTTATTTTAGAGGGTGGTAAAGCCAGTCAGGGATGAAGTCTATATGACTGTCAGCCCAGCGAATTACGCGCTTAGTAGCTCGAATCGTTATGGGTTTTAGAACTGCCTCGACAAATGCAATCGCCAGAACAGTATCTACGAAGGTTTGTATATGTGTCATCTGCTTTTGGTTGCGAGTGGGGCCATTAGAGCCAGAATAATTGCTACGTATGTCTCTGCCGCTCTTTGAAAGATATCAGTAGAATCGTTGCATTGCTCGGTAATACTAGCCGGGTCCCTCATCACCAGGTCATGGCAGTGCTTCGCTCCATAACCGAGAAAAGCCAAGTGAGAGACCATTAGGATTCCCAGCAAGGCTAGAGCCCAAGATTGCTTGTCTTTGGGTAATTCCATCAACACCGCCACCGACGACGTGCGGCACGACCACGCTCACCGGTCCAACCCCGACTGCGGGCACAGAATGACTTGCGACGCTTAGCTGCCTTGCTTCCAGGTTTCACCTTGCCAGTCACTGGAGCACGCAACTTGCTGCCCGTAGCCCTGTTGTAGCGGCGGCGACCCTTGGCAGTCAGACCACCACCCTTCTTGACGGACAGTTTTTCGCCTCTGCCCACAGAGAGGCTAGGCCCCTTCTTGCGACGTTTCTTGGCTGCCATAGTTACTTACGAGCCCTCCGGCCTGCTGCTTTAGCTTTCCTAGTATTTGAAACTACTCCCTTACCTTTGCGGCTGCCAGCACGCTTCTTCGCATCAGTAGCCTTGGCCTCAGACTTGCTCAGTGACTTCCATGCCTTATCAGGCAGGTAGCGAGCGGTTCCACCCTTGCGCTTAGCCTTCTTGCCATCGCGGGTACGCCACTTTTCTTTACCCCACTTGGTGAGCTTGTTGTCAGAACGCTTAGCCCCTGAATAGCGGCCGCCAGCCTTCTTGTAGTACTGGGTGGCAAGCTGCGCTGCCCGGGCTGACCATTTACCTCCGAGCTTAGCCTTAGCCTTGGCTTTTGCTGCCGCCCACTTGGACGGGCTGGTTTTCTTTGCAACAGACATAATTACTTCTTGGTTGATTTACCGTTGGCGCCATTGCGTGCGCGGTTTTTGGAAGCGGATTCGCGAACCAAGGTCCCCCGCTTAGTATGGCTCAAGTCGCCACCACCCTTTCCGTAGATCTTGCGCTTTTTACGAGCGCTGTTCAGCTCAGATCTATACTTGCGTCGTGATGGGCTACTGTGATACTTTGTGTCATACTTCTTCTTCTTAGCGCGAGCCTTCGGGTTGCTTGCATAATACCTTGCGGACTTGGATTTTGCAGCCATCAGATTCTCCTATCGCATTTAGGTTGCCAGAATAAGTAGCCTATTGTATACGTATGGGTTAAAGCTGATGCGCTGGAAGGAACAGATAGCAAAAGCTTACCTGGCTGTACCAGCAAACTGGAAAGAAGCTGCTTGGAGATCAGCTGTTGGGATTACAAGTATAGTTTCAGTCCTTACCGGGTTTATAGTTTGGCAAAGACCTGAGCTGTTAATGGGTGTTCCTACAGATAGACGCTCTCCTATTGAAAGGATGGCAGAGAATGGTAGCATCAAAGATGCCGTGTACGAATATATGGAGAACTATTTCTATGCTTACAGACCGTTTGGCCTGATGTTTGTGTCATGGGAAGAACTTGACTCCCTTGTGGGCCTTTGGGTAAGGCCTGCAGATGAATTTCCGGGGAAATCCGGTGAACACGGTCTGACGCCAGACATGAGGGTCCTTGGAGGCCCCTTTCTTTTTGGAGAGTGCCACCAGACTGAATCCCTTGCAATGCCTGGACGTGTAATGGTGGCTTGCCCCGTTGTCAACTCTTACGATATCTGGGGCTACGTTGCCGCTATTGTGGACAACGACCCCCAGCAGATCGAAAAAACTATATCACTTCTTGAGTTCTTGGCTCACAGGGTGACCATGGCGATCTACTAATTGATAATTGCCAGGATCGTTCATAAACTGTTCGTAGGTGTAGTTGTCCTTCAAGCGCCCCATCGCTCCGGCCATAGAGCCGGCGACCAGACTGCAGGCAAGGATAGGTCCAGCAATAGTAACGTCCATCACAGGTCGCTCCCATCTAAGTTTTTCTGGCCAGGCTGGTAGCCAGTGCCGTCAAGACCAGTAACAGGCGTACTGATCTCTTGCTCTTGAGTTTTGGTGCACAGTCCCGCGTTCACGTCGGCATCGATGTTGATGCCGTCAATATAACGGGGGCCTGTCGAGTAGGTAACTTCCATTTTGTTTTACCTTAGGGTGTTCAGGATGCGGCTTCGATTTCCTTGCACTGGGCAAAGATTTCAGCCTTGGGAAGAGCGTTCTTGAGGTCGTGACCATGATCCAGAGCCCAATCGAGCAGCTCGGCCTTCGTCATGTCCTCAAGAGAATCCTCTTCTGCCATTGGTTCGGTTAGGGACTCGGTGCTGTCATAGGGTTCAGCGCCAGCCTCTACCACAATCTCAGGTTGACGAGGAGCGGGCTTTCGAGCCACCGCCTTTTCTCCTTCTTCTACATAACCCTGAGCCCGAAGTTCTTTGGCCTGGATTGTGTAGTAAGCAGCTCGACGGCTGTCGCCCTTCACGAAGAAGGTGGGAAGTTTACGGAGGTGCATAACGAAAGATTATATCGATCTAGGTTACCGTTAATGTACCTAGACTAGAACAATTGATCTTCAACCTGATCACGGATCTCCTTGGGCACTTCTACCGGAGTGATAATGTCGTGCCTTTGAAGAAAAGCACTTACCTGCTTAGCCATTAAGCCTTGCAGGTAAGCGTTGTCCGTAGCCTTCGCGTCAGCATACGCTTCAATGAGTAGCATCAGCTGATCGCGAGGTGTCATCACTCAACTTCAACGAAGGTTTTGTCGATGCACTTGATAGAACCGTCGCCACGATCAACCACGATAAACAGGTAGTTGTCGTTGCCGCTGTTGTCCTGGGGGACGGTAGCAGCGGAGGTGTTAGCCACCAGGCGGTTGACGTTCTGAGCAGCCTTGACGACATTAGCGCCGTCGGTCAGACTGGAGATCTGCAGGGCGTCGATGTTTGCCTGCAGGGTAGCGTCGGCCGCTGCACGGGCAGAAGCCTCGTTGGAGACACTGGTGGTGATCGTGTTAACGAAGTTACTATCGTCGCCGATGGCCTGAGCCAGCTCGTCCAAAGTGTTGAGCAGTTCAGGGGAGCCGTTGACCAGGTTGGTCACGGCCACGTTGATGGCGGCGTTACGATCTGCCACTTCCTGGGTGATAGCCGATGCACGGTTAGTGGCCTCGGTTTCCAGGGCAGTTTCTAGCTCCTGCAGGGCGCTCTTCAGATCAGTATCGTCAGAGATGGTGCTGCCAGTGAACTCACCGAGGTGAGAAGTGTTGGCAACGTAGCCCAAGATGGACTGCAGGTTGGCCAGCTGAGTGTCGTTGCTGGTGATCTGGTTTTGCAGGTTCGCGTCAGCGTTACTGCGGGCTGTAGCCTCTGAGGCGACGGCGGAATGACGAGAAGCTGACTCAGAAGCCAGTCCGCTTTCCAGGGCCTGTAATGCGCCCTTGATGGTCTTGTTGGCACCGATAGTGGAACCAGCGAAGCTGCCAAGATCAGTTGCGTTTTCTGCGACACCAGTCAGGGTAACTAGGTCGTTCGCGTTGGTGTCGGTCTCTTCGTGAGCAGTCTCCAGGTCTTGGAGCGCTTGCTTGACGGTGGTGTTGCCGCTAATGGTGGTGCCAGTGAACGAGCCCAGGTTGGTCACGTTCTCGCCAACACCGCTAAGGGTGATCAGATCGTTAACGTTGCCGTCAACTTCGAGCAGCGCAGAAGCCTTTGCTCCAGCCTGATCGTTCTCTTCGATTTTGTCCTCGATGGACTGCAGGGCGTTCTTAATGGAAGCGTTGTCCTGGATGATGTTACCAGAGAATACGCCCAGGTCGGTGTCACCTGCGGACACGCCTGTAAGGGAGCGAAGATCAGTCTGCTCTTGGAAGAAGTCAGAGATCTTGATTTTGCGTGAATTGTAGCTCGCGCCGCCATCAGCGGTATGCGAGACGAGAAGCAGAGAATCATCGGTGACCGAAGTTACCTGATTCATCCCTGACACTTTAAAAGAAGCCATGGCCTTGGGTTCGGTGGTTAGGGTGTCTCCTATTCAGGAGCGATATAGTCAAAGTCAGAATGAGCGTGCCCTGCATTGTGAAGCAGCTGCCCCAGGTCAATGGGAATTGTTAGGTTAATGAGAGTGTTGTTACTGCCGGTAATGGGCTGAGACCCACTAGGGGCTGAAACTCCTACTTCTCTATCGGTGTCCGGGACAGTGGGCGTCTCTTCTACTGAAGTGACTCCGCAGGTCTCTGCCGATTCGCTTGGTTCCGCACTGATGCGACTCCAGTAAGAACCTCTCCAGGCGTAACCCTGGTAGACTTCTCCTTCGGTCGGGTTTTGGGGAAATTGGAACGCCATTTGGGGGGTGAGCTTGACTACTCACAGTAGTCTTCCTTAGAGTTTCCTGAGAAGACTGAAAAGCAACAAAAAAGGCCCCCGAAGGAGCCCAGAGAGATCGATAATTTTGCGATCAGTTATCGGGCAGGGTGTTCATCCACAGCTCCAGCTTCTCTTGGATGGCCTGCTTCAAGACAGCAGGGAAGAGGATTACGCCGCCAGACCCTTCAGGGGATCCGTCGTCGGAGGTGGTTACTTGAATGGCATCCCACAGGGTGCGCAGCTGACCAGAGACAGCGGCATTCAAAGCGTTAGCGAGCTTGACACGACCTTCTTCGGTTTGAACCTGACTCAGGTTACGAATCAAGTAGTAAGCGGTCACGGCGTCCTTCACCTCGTCACAGACAGAGGCATGCAGCTTCTCAAGAGGAGCCACTGCCTGAGCAGCTTCGGTCAGACTCTCAACAGTGCTGAGGTCATAGGTGTTGAACACAGGCGAGGCCTGAACAGCAGACAAGTAGCTGTACTTGAGGTCGTACACGTTTTCTGCAGGAGTGTTCGGGAAGTCATAGGGCTGCTCGAACTGCAGAACGTCAACCGTAGTACCAGGCGCCCAGTGACGGTTGGTGCTACTTGCAACACCACTGGAAAGGATGGAATTAGCCGCGGCCTTGTCGGCTGCGTCAACGCCATACACGACATAGTGGCTCTGGCCAGAAGCAGAGGTGATCTGGTCGTTGGTAGCCACACCAGTGACGTAAGGGAGTTGCGACAGGGTGGTGTTACCAAAGGTAGACCAGCGGAAGCGGTAGCCCTTGTCATTGCCATCAGCAAACTGACCGAGGTTCTCGTATTCACCACTGGTTGCGGCGTGAGTGTACCAGCCAGCGCCGTTATTCTGGACGCTGGTAGGAGCAAGGCTGGAGAACTCAGGATGATCCACCATCTCTTGCGAGAAGTAGCACTGCATCACTAGACGGTTAGAAAAGTCCTGACCGGACTTATCCGTCAGGGTACCGTTAGCAATCCCGACACGGTAGGTTTTGCCGACGCCCGCCTTGGTCGCCAGTTCCCACCACTTTTTCTGCCAAGTTTGGCTGCTGAGAGGTCCGGTCGCGGATACACCTGAGCCACCAGGGGTTTGGTTGGCGGTTACATAACTCGTCCAGCCATAAGGATAGCCGCCAGTGTAGTACCAGCTATAGCTCAGAGACCAGCCGCCAGAGTTGCCACCAGAGAAAGGTGCTAAGCCACCACGAAGGTTGGTACGGTCATAGATATCCTCAGCCACCAGGCCGAAGCTCTGACGGTCTCCAGGGCCGAACACACCGCCGTCGATGTCGTTGATAACAAAGAACTGGCCAGGAGTGTTGATGTACTCAAGAGTCGCCAGGCCGTTGGCATTGTTCAGGGTAGAGGCGCCAACAGAGTAGCGACCACTTCCGTCAAGAAACACATTGGTCAGCGTGCCAGGGTCGGGCGTAGTGCCACCCAGGTCGATCTGAGAGACGGATTCGGTAAAAGGATCAGTGACGACCAGGGAGCCCCGACGAGCCGAGAGGCGCACGGTAGCAGCGGTGGCTTCGTCGACAAACTCATAGTAAGGCTGAGGCCCAGACTGAACATCAATTTCGACCCACTGGCCGTTCTCGCGAGCGTACTGCTTTGAGTCGGCAGGGGCCTCAGGGATGCCTGCATCGCCAGCCATGGGATCGACAGCGTCGCCGATAAATTGCTCCTGGCCAACCTTGATAGTCAGAACGCGACCAGCCCCAAAGTTTCCATAAGCGTCGGTGTTGTCTTCGCCGGAACCAATCTTCCCGCGGTAGGAAACAGCGTCACCAACGGTTTCGATAGTAGGGGCATTCTTGTAGCGCTTGATAAGAGCGTTACTGATGCTGATCATCGCATCGTTGACGTTGGCAGAGCCAAAGGCACCAATCAAAATGGAGACTAGACGAACGCGGCGAGTACGCGTGTCCAGCAAGACGTCGTCTTGGCGAAGCTCGTCGCTAAGAACGACAATTTCAATACCGTCGCTAATCGCGCTGATCCGATAATTCGCACGGTTGTCGGAGTAGGTAAAAGCAGGAGTGATGTCAACCGTAGGACGATCAAGCTCTGCTGTAGCAAAAGCCTTGAACTCGCGGTCTGCAATCAGTGTCGTAAAGACATCATAAGGCTGTGCCGCTAGTTGGCCAAAAATTCTAGCCATGTTTTTCCTTGCAAGGAGGGGTCCATATAGGCTGCCATGAAAAAGGGGCCTCTTGAGACCCCTTCTCCTATTCAGTTTGTCAATCCAGATCAGCGGCGGGGGCCGTCGACCAGCTCGATGAACACACCGTCGTTGGTAGCAGTGCCAGCAATGCTAGCAGCGGAACCAGCGGGCTCGTCAGCGCAGAGAGCGCCACGGACGTGAGCGATCACAACACCATTCAGGTCAGCGTCAGCGTCGGACAGGGCGACTTCTTGACCGCCGATGGTGGCGACCAGGTCGGTGCCGGAAACGTTGATGCCGATCACACGGAAGGTCTTGGCGTGATACAGGTTAGCGGGAAGGGTGCCGGAAGCGGGCACACGCATCTCCTCGTCAAGGTTAAAACCTTCGCGAACGAAGATGCCAGTAGAACGTGCAGCCATTGTTGGTTACAGAATAAAGAACAGAAGTGCCGAACTTACCGTAGCGAGTTGGCTTACATTCATAGAATGCCAATTCACCAGATGCCCGGAATGATTTGTCCCGTGACGGCATAAGCGCCAAGAGCAGCAATGATTCCAAGCATAGCAAAACGGCCATTCACCCGCTCAGCTTTTTCGTTGTGTGTTTCGTAGACGTTGTTAGACATTTGATCAGAAATAATGGGATCGATGTACATGCGGGGCTCTTTAGCAAAGCTGTTGAGCCTTCCAGAGTCTTCGGTAGTAACGGTCATCCTACCACTGGCGCCCTAAGGGCTACTGGAACGATGTTGTTTGAGGCCAGGTCGAGGGGGAAGTTGTGAGCGTTGCGCTCGTGCATCACTTCCATGCCGAGGTTGGCACGGTTGAGAATGTCACCCCAAGTATTGATGACCTTGCCGCTTGACTCTGTGACTGACTGGTTAAAGTTAAAACCGTTCAGGTTGAAAGCCATAGTGCTAACGCCAAGAGCAGTAAACCAGATGCCGACAACAGGCCACGCCGCCAAGAAGAAGTGCAGTGAGCGACTGTTATTAAAAGAGGCATACTGAAAGATAAGACGACCAAAGTAACCGTGAGCGGCCACGATGTTATAGGTCTCTTCTTCTTGTCCAAACTTGTAGCCATAGTTTTGACTTACGGTTTCCGTTGTTTCGCGGATAAGCGAACTCGTGACAAGGCTTCCATGCATAGCTGAGAACAGAGCCCCACCAAATACGCCGGCAACACCAAGCATATGGAAAGGATGCATAAGGATATTATGTTCAGCCTGAAAGACGAGCATGAAGTTGAACGTACCGGAAATGCCAAGAGGCATGCCATCTGAAAAACTGCCCTGCCCAAACGGGTAGACAAGGAAAACTGCGGTTGCGGCAGCGACGGGAGCCGAGTAAGCGACAAAGATCCAGGGGCGCATGCCCAGGCGATAGGACAGTTCCCATTCTCTACCAAGGTAAGCAAAGATGCCTACGAGAAAATGGAAAACAATGAGCTGGTAAGGACCTCCATTATACAGCCATTCTTCAAGCGTAGCCGCTTCCCAGATGGGATAGAAGTGAAGCCCGATGGCATTGGACGAAGGAACGATAGCACCAGAGATAATATTATTCCCGTAGAGGAGAGCGCCGGCTACGGGCTCACGAATACCGTCGATATCAACGGGAGGCGCTGCGATGAATGCGATGATAAAGCAGGTAGTTGCAGCCAATAGACAGGGGATCATCAAGGCACCAAACCAACCGATGTAGATTCGGTTTTCAGTGCTGGTGATCCACTGGCAAAACTGCTCCCACCCGGCTTCGGCAGTGTTTTGCCGATTAAGTAAAGCCGTCATAGTAATTGAGTGAGGCAAAGATATTCTTCCGATTGTGTTAATATTGTGACAAAAAGGTTTGGTACACGCACAATAAAAAAGGCCCCCGAAGGAGCCTTGGCTTATTTAGTTGTTAGCTAGATCAGGAAGGATCGGCGGTAGCGTCGATACCAGCCAGGCGGCCAGCAGCGCGGCCGTTGATCAGAGCCAGGCCACAGTACCACTCAACACGAGTGATGAGCTGAGGCTGATCGAAGCTCTCGCCCAGTTCGCGAACGTTCACGCCACCGTTCTGGATGCCGGTCAGGTGATCGTTGCCGAAGGAGACGCAGTACAGGTCCTGTGCGTTCACAGAAGCGTCCATGATGGGAGCATTCTTGTGGTCACGGTCCAGTTCCAGCACGGGCACACCAGCGTAGACGAGCTGCTGATAGCCGAACTCGTTACGGGTGATGTCGATCTGGGTGTTCTCGCGAGCCTGACGGGTCAGAGCACGACGCATGGACTTGGACATAACCAGGTACTTGCTGCCGCCCTGTGCGTCAACGTTGTCGATCAGCTCATCGAGCTTGCCCAGTTCCAGAGCACCACCGCCGTTGGCGAAGTACTGAGAAGAACCGTCCTGAATGCGAGCGGCCAGGCCGTCGAACTCAGAAGGGGACTGGTTGGAGTCGCCGTTGATGAACAGAGCTTCCCAGGCGAGGCGCATTGCGCGGACGCGGGACTGAACCTGATAAGCCTTGGCCTCAGCGCCTTCCATGTCGACGATGGCGCGGTCAACCTTGATGTCGCCACCGAAGAGCTTCAGGCTCTCAGACTGCTGGCTCACTTCAGCGTAAGACTCAGCCAGAGCGCCGTTGTAGTTACGGAATCCGACGTCGGGCAGGCTCTCTTCACGCTTCCAGAACAGGCCGTTGCCTTCGATGGAGCGGAAAGGGAGAACAGACATGAGCTGACCAGCGGCCAGTTCGGTCACA